TCACCACAAGAGTCATCTCGTGGGGCGGCTGCTGTCTCTCAGCTTGGAGAAGATGCTCAAGGGGCCGCTCTTTCCGCGTTCGATCTTGAAATGTACATCAAGAAGGCTCAGCAGCACGTTGACTCGCTGGCAGCACAGAACGAACTTGCCAAGGTCTACGCCGACACTAAAAATCAGTTGGCCAAGACTCAGAACTCGCGTGACGTGGAAGGCGTCATTCAGGGCGGAAATGAAACCCTTAATGACGTGTCGAAGCGGTGGTCGAACTCACCGGCAGCAATTCAAATTCAGCAGAGCGCCGATTCTCTTCGTCCTGATCTTGGGCGCATTGGTACGGTTCGTCAAGTCGATTTGATGGGTAAGGAATTCAAGATCACCATCGACCAGCAAGCAGAGATTCTAGCAGGAAGCTACGCGCAGGATCGGGCTGCTGGCGGTTCTGGCGATACCGCCCTTGGAGCTTTCTCCACAGCGGTTCAGGGAGGGGTACAGACGGGCCTTGTGGGAGATGCTGAGGCCGGTGAGTACGTTCGTCAGTTTCGCCAAAAGGGACAGGAACTACAGATTAAGAATGCCATCACAAATGCTAGCCCTGAAGTGAACACGAAGATTTACGAGGACATCGACAAGCACCGCGACATGTTTCCCGATGTGACTCAGGAGCAGTTGGACGTTCTCAAGGGGCAAGCTCTATCTGCATTCGAGGCGCACACAAAGCAGAAGGACTGGGCTGAAGGGCAGATGGCCATCAAGACGCAACTCGTTCCCAAGATCAACCAGTTCACGAATCCGGCAACTGGAAAGTTTGATGAGGGTGCGGCTCTCAAGGACAACGCGGATCGTATGGCGAAAGGAGAGATAACCGAAACGCAGTCTGGCGTCCTGGCGCAGGGTTTTGCATCGCATGAGGCTCAGTTGAATGTTGGCTACAAACAACAGGCCGAGAAAACCAAGAACGATATTGTGGATCTGTTTCATAAGCGCAAGTATGACGAGGCTGCTTCCTCATTGGAGCAGCACAAGTTAGACCCTGAATTTCAGGACATGTACGAGGGGCTAACAAAGTACGGCGATTCGATGCGCCGCGAGGACCGCGCCGAGTACAGAGCAGAACGATCTTTCCAAATGGAGCAGGAGCAGGACAACAGCAACCGCACATTCTCTTCTCTGTTAAGTGATATGGCGCATGGAAAAATTTATACCGACGCTCAACTTATGGGATTGGCATCTGGGAATGGTTCTGTGAAGTCTGGGCAGATGCGTTGGCAAGAGGTTCAAGAATCCATGCAGGCTATGCGCAAGTATGAATCTGATCCTCAATTCCAATCCGCGGTGAAGATGCTCGACGACGGTTTCCCTGAAGCAGAACAAACTCGAAAGCAGCGTCTTGCTCAGACTCACATGAGCGATCAGGGGAAACAGGCCGAGCAGTCCGAAATCAATGCGCGTATTGAAGACCGAAAATCTCTGACGTTCAAGGCATGGCAGGCGCGAATCAACCAGAATCCGAACGAGGATAAGATTGCTGCCATGAAAGAAGTAATGGCTCCCCAAATTCAGCAGCAGATCAGCCAGCAGATCGATGAAGCATTTGGGACAAAACAGGTCGCGCCGTCAAGAGGAATTCTTGATTATTTTCGTTCCTCTGGATCAACCAAAGAGGGTGCAACCAAAACAAACAGCGCTGGAGACAAATTAAAATTTACGGGTGGTAAATGGGTACTTCAGCGGTAAATATCGACCCCTCTACAGGCGAGAGGGTACAGAACGTCCGAATTGATCCCACAACTGGGGAGCGCGTTCAGAGTGCGTCCACCTATGACCCATCGGGAATCCCGCCTAGCGCATCCAGCGACGCCTGGAAAGCAGCGGTGCAATCTCGCACCATCGGCGTTGATCCTGGGTACGCCTACCAAAACAAAGAGGAGATAGACAAACAACTCCGCGAACGTGACCCCAACTACGACAACACCGAACTCGATCCGAATTTGGTAAACGACATTAAGTTAGGCTTGGAGGGTTCCGTCTTCGGCCTGCACCACAGGGAGAAGCTGCCCGAGGAACTTCGCAACCCAGGTTTGATCGACAGATTCGTTTCTGGGTTGGCGCAGATGGTTGCAGATGCCCCGTGGATGGGTGTAGGGGGGGTTGCAGGAGGCGCGGCGGGCGCGGCGGCAGGTTCGGAGGTTCCTGTACTCGGAAACATCACCGTGGGCGCTGTAGGGGCGGGGGCGGGGGCGTTTGCTTTGCCCGCTGCTATGCGTGAGGCGCTGGTTGAGGGAATCAAGAACGGCGAGGTGAAAGACTTTCCGGATCTTCTTCGACGTTCCACCAAAGTGCTTATTGCTGGAGGCAAGGGAGCAATCACTGGAGCGGCTATAGAGTTGGCTGGTGGTCTCCCCGTGGGAAGCATTGCAGCCAAGAGCGCACTAGCTACCACGGGGATACGGTCTGTATATCAAGCAGCGGCTCTTACCACTACGGCAGACGTTCTCGAAGGCAAGATTCCCACTGCTGGAGACTTCGCAGGCAACGCGGCTCTTATCGTTCCCTTGAACCTCATCACACGCGGATATGCCATGAGCAAGGGACAGGCGAGAGATGCCTTGCTCGACGTATACAAGAAGGACGGACGGACCCCGCAAGAGTCAGAGACGATACTCAAGGCGCAGCCTCCCGTGAAACCCGATCTTCCTCCGGGACTCAGACCAGCAATCAAAGTTGGTGATTCGTTTATTGAGGGAGACGAAGGAGAGACACATTCCGAACTGTCCGAGAGACTGGGAGAGAAGCCGGTTACGATGTCGGAACTGGAGGCTGATCCTTCGCTTGCAAGTAAGGTTCTCGGAACCCCGGAGATTCATGAGCAGGACGTTATCGATGCGGCATGGGTGACATGGGACGACGCTTTACGCAATGCTCATGATCCTCGCTTAGAGGCTGAATCAAACATCGGAATAGAAGATCAGAGATTACAGGCGAGTCGTGGAAACCTGAAGTCTGGCAGGGGATTCATAGACCCTGAGAGTGGCAAGTTTCTTTCCCGCGCAGAGGCTCGCCGATGGATGGAAAAGAATGAGCCAGATACGCATGAGATGTGGCTTGAGTCGCAGATGGGAGACAAGCAGGCCGAGCTGCATTCCGAGGATTACTCTTCGGCGCGGTCAAGAATACAGAACCGCAACCTTGCCGAGGGTGACGAGACCATCGCCAATGCTCCGCAGAATGCTGAACGTCTTGCGGCGGCGCGGTCGGACCTGAACACAATCAAGGCTGGTAATTCGTCGAAGGGTTACGTCAAGGAGGTTCTGAGGACGCTGTTCACCGGACAGCGTGACACTAGGATCGCAGCAACTACGCAACTACGAGATATTCTCAAGAAGGAAATTCCGGATTACAAAGACCAGCAAGCATTGACGTACTATCGAGACTACAAGGATAGGCCGGAAGCGTTGCAGGCAGCAATAGATAGATATGAATCCGGAGGAAATGAAGCGCAAAAGGCGCTCAATGAGTCCAGGCGGATTGCACAGAATCCATCACCAGAACTCATAGAAGCGGATCGTAAGTATACGCAGTACATGACGGAAGCGCTAGAGGAGAAGAGGCAGCTTGGAATCGGAGACAGCGGTATTGATCCTGCTAAATACGTCCCTCACGACTTGAAAATAGTGGAGGATGAACAGTCATTCGGTGGCGGAAAGCGACCAATGGCTAAGTCCTCTGCGAGAACCATGAAAAGAAAATATGCCACTCTTGATGAGGCTGTGGACGCGGGTGAGGAAAAACTTGAAGCCCGATCAGTAAACTCGCTAGACTTGCTGTCAATCTATGGAGATGATCACGCTAGAGTGGTTGCTACCCATCTTCTCTCGACCGAACTTACAAATACCGAACTCGGGAAATATGGAACTCGCGATGATCGCCCCGCAGGCTGGGTAGAACTCGATCCGCGAGGTCGAACGTTTGAGTTGAGGCAGGGGCCTGTATCGCGTTCTCTCTATGTCCCCAAAGATGTTGCCGATGCGATGAAGCCGTTGTTTGAGCAGGGCTTGAAAGATACTGCGCTCGCCCCACTCCTGAAGACGCAAGGCTACGTCAAGATGCTAGAACTCGGCCTATCCTTCTTCCACATGAAGGCGCTCACCGTGACAGGGTTCAATAACGAGAGCTTGACGCAGTTCACGAAATCACTGCTTTCCGACGTGAAGTCTCCAGAGTTTGCGGAGGCCGAGCGAGAGTGGGCGGCTGACGGCCTGACGACAACCAAGACCAGCACCCCATACGAAGCCTACAAGGGGCTGAGCAAGTCCAGCATCCCAACAGGTCTCGACAAGCTGGCGAACGCCCCTGTGGTCAAGCAGATCGATGACGCCTTCAAATGGACCACCAAAGAGACGTTCGATGTTGTCCAGCGCAAATTCAAGGTAGGGGACGCATCGCAGAAGGTCGCGGCATGGATGGCTAACCATCCCGAGGCTACCAAGTCGGAACTATTCTCGGCGCGGCGCTCGATTGCCAAAGAGGTAAACGCGGCCTATGGTGGCCTGAATTGGGAGGTTCTTGGGGTTGGAAAAACAGTACGGGATGTGTCTCGCCTGTTCATCCTTGCCCCCGACTGGACATACTCAAATGTCCTGAATGCGCGGTATGCGTTTGAAGGCGGACCGGCCGGCAAGGCAGCGAGAGCATTCTGGGCAAAGTCATTCGCTACTGGAATCTCTTTGACGGCGGCGGCAAGCATCGCAATCGGTGGCAAGTACGACCCTACCGACATTAAGCACATCGACCAGGTGTATCTCGGAACCGACAAGGACGGCAAAGAAATGTATGCCGACTGGTTCTTTGCCGGTGCTCCAAGGGACGCGATACAGCTCATGAAGAACGTAGCCAGCGAGTCTCCTATTGGCGGCACGGCGCGGTTCATAGTCGGCAAGGCTTCCCCGTTGCTCGGCATGGGGTTTGGACTCGCGTCGAATAAGGCCGGTGGTAAGCCAATCACTTCTGCCGACGACACCGTGGGAGAAAAGTTCGGCAAGCAGGCGAAGTATGTTGCTGGCCGGGTTGCTCCTATCAGCGGCGTGAGTGCGGTTAAGACGGTAGCTGATGCCCTGACTGACCCAGACCACGAATACTCCTACCGCGATCTTCTGGAACTGGCGGCGGATACGATTGGTTCACAGACGATTCACTATGGAGGAGAGGATAGCGGGTCGGCTCCGAAATCGAAGTCTGTTCTTCCTGGAGCAGGTAAGAGCGGTGGACGGAAGGCAAAGAGGTTTAGCATACTGAAATGAGGACACGATGAAGATTGAAATGGTTACAATCCCGCATGAACAACACCGCTATGAGACGGTTGGTGATTGGGAAATAAATCCCGACGGATCGCTCAAGATCGAAGTGAGTGACATGCAGAACGAGGACTATGCTTTCCTTGTTGCCATCCATGAAGCTGTTGAAGTATGGCTCTGCAAGAAGCGCGGTATCACCGAGGAATCCGTGAACGCTTTCGACATTGAGTACGAGAAAAACCGTCCAGAGGGTGACGAGTCCGAACCGGGAGATGCGCATGAAGCTCCATATCGCAAGGAACATTTCTTTGCTACCAACATCGAGCGCCAGATTGCGGCAGAGCTTGGGGTTGACTGGGCTGAATACGACAAGGCGGTAATGAGCCTGTGAGCGAGTATTCCACCAAATCGGTCGCGGTTGTCGATAACGGCTGCTATCCATCGCTTGCCGAGAAGTTGAGCGAGACGTTCGGAAAGGTCTACTATACCTCTCCCTGGGTTGCAGACTACCCGTCTTCGTACAAGACAGAACTGGCTAAGGGCTTCCCATCCTTCGAGCAAGTCAAGGACATATGGGACATCGTTGATGACGTGGACCTGTTTGTGTTTCCCGATCAGCACCAGGGTGCATTGCAGAACTATCTCCAGCGTCAAGGAAAGCGCGTGTGGGGCTCCAGAGACGGCGACGAGCTGGAACTGTACCGCGAGGAAGGCCGAGAGTTCTTCGACTCGCTAGGCATCATCCAGCCGCCCTACGAAGTGGTTCAGGGAATGTCGAAGCTGCGCAAGTACATCAAGAGTCGCGACAAGGAAAAGCTCTGGGTAAAGATCAGCAGGACGCGGGGAGACACTGAAACCTTTTCCGTGGAAGGCTATGACCTGAGCAAGAACCACCTTGACGAACTGGAGGCCGAGCTTGGACCTCTGGCGGAATACCGCCCGTTTGTTGTCGAGGAGAACGTGTCTGATACGTTCGACCTTGCGATTGATACCTACTGCATTGATGGGAAGTTCCCCTCTAAGGGACTTCTTGGCAACGAGCAGAAGGACCAGGGATACATTGGCGTTGTCAAGGACTGGGGCCAGTTTCCTAAGATCATTGAGGAGAACTACAAGAAGCTGTCTCCCGCGCTGAAGGAGTACCAGTATCGAAACTTCTTTGCTGTGGAGCATCGCATCGGGAAGAATGCTAACTACTTCAGCGACCCTGCCATGCGCGTAGGGTCTCCCATCTTCGAGCTTGAGCTTGAAATGATTGCCAACCTGACAGAGATTCTTTGGGAAGGCGCAGATGGGAAGCTGGTAGAGCCTGAGTACAAAGGGAAATACGGATACGAGATTTTCGTTCAAAGCGAATGGGTGAATGAGCATCCCCTGTTGGTAGACTTTCCAGAGAAGTACCGTGAACAGATCAAGTTCCGCTATGCCGCGCAGTTCCCGGACGGTCTTTGGATTCTTCCGCAGAAGGCTGGATCAATTTTTGGAGCAATTGTTACTTACGGTAACAGCATTGACGACTGTGTTGCTGAGGCTGAGGAGATTGCTGGTCAGATCAAGGGGCAGAACGTCGAGTCGTTTACCGGAAGCGCAGAGGCATTGAAGAAGAATCTGGAAGACATGGAAGCGTTTGGGGTAAAATTCTGATGAGGAGATTGTTCATGAAATCAAAAATTCTTTTAGCGATGATGGCATTGTTCTCCGTCACATCGGCTTGGGCTGTAGGCACATGCACAGTGACGGACGTGACAAGTACGCAGATCGCGGCCACATCGAATCGAATCGCTGATGCTGGAACCGTTATCGTCACCGTGTCATGTACATCGGATGCTTCGGCGGGTACGTACCCGAGCATAACCGTTCCTCTGTCTGGATCGTATCCGAGTTCATCGCTCAATACCTACAACCTTACGGGATACTTTCTGTATCAGGTTGGAAGGGTTCCTGGCACTACGGCTCCCACGGCGAACTACACGACAACGATTACTGATGTTCAGGGATTTGCTCTGGACCTTGGATTACTGACCAGCAACGGAAGCGCCACGGCGTCTCAACTTACCGCGATAACCAACGCCACTACGCTGTACCCTGTCGTGCGTAGCGCATTGACTTTAGCGATTACTGGAAACAGTGTAAATAGCGCAAAAATCAACCTGACATTGATTTTCCGAACTGGTGGTCCTGGTGTCGCCTATGGATCGCCCTCCGGTGCAGCGGGGGGCGATCTTTCTGGTACGTACCCAAATCCAACTGTCACAAAAATAAACGGGGTGTCTGTCACAACCAGCTTCACTACGCCAAAATATATCGGTTCTTCATCCTCATTCTCCTGTACTCCTGGGGTAGCGGCTGGTACAGGAGCAACTTGCGTTGTAGCAACAAATCACACAGCCACGACCAACAGCGGAGTGCTGACGCTAACAACCGGAACAGGTACGACAACGGGAACAGCAGCTACGGTGGTACTTTACGGATCGGCACAAGCTACTTATCCAAACTGCTATGCCGAAGTTCACACTTCCTCTGCGGTATCTACAGTTGGATATACGCTAGAGAACAGCACCGGATTCACAAGGTATGCTTTTTCGGCCCCAGCCGCAAGCACTGTTTACACGATCCATTATGGGTGTGGTTATTAATCGAGGAGTTTCTATGAAGCGTATTGCCATTCTGTTGTTTGCATTTATCCCGGCTATTGCACAGGCCGCTGTTGTATCTCAGTCAACTAGCGTGAGCTACACTTGCACCGGGAGCGTCGGCCCCTATTCCTTCACCTTCCCGATTAGCGATGCAACGGCTATGACGGTAACGCAGAATGGAACTGTCCTGGCATCCACGGCATACACTGTCACTCCAGTAAACAACAACTATGCAAATGGTGGCAATGTAACTCTGGTAACAGCTTGCGCGTCTGGACAGATTGCTTTGCTCAAGAGAGTTACGCCGCTTACTCAGACTACTGTTTTCACCGACAATATGCCTACTCCGATGAAGAGTTTTGAGCGCGGTCTAGACAAACTCACTGAGATAAGCCAAGAGGTATATGCGTTAGCAGCATCTAAGGCTGGAACTGGAACTTGCCCTTCAGGTCAATACGAAATAGCAGATACGATCACTGGACCAATATGCGGAAACTGGCCTGACAGTGGTCCGTATCTACCCCTCGCGGGCGGCACGCTCACAGGTCCACTCAACGGCACGGACGCTTCATTCTCGGGAAAGGTTACGTCAGATTCGTCTACGATCGGAAAAGTGATTCAAGTATCCCCATCCGTTACGACTTCTGCGGCGCTGCAAGCGATCATCACGTCGGCAGGAGCTAACAGCACCATCGTCATTCCTCCTGGCGATATGGTGACAGTAAGCAGTCTGCTGGATATTGCAAATGCGGATGTGACAATTAAATGCGAGGCCGGGGCTGGATTTACCCAAAGCAGTACCTTTTACAGCAACATGTTTAATGTTGACTACGGATCGGATCGCTTTAAGATGTTAGGCTGCAAGATCGACACCAACGGTTCTTCCTGCGTTGGTTCAATAGTCAACGGTGTGTGCACTGGAACCCTTCACGCTCAATGGGCAATCAAAACTTTCGCAAACGACGGTAAGTACCTAAACAACGATATGTATGACTACATGCTGAATCCAGTCAGCAATAGCCAGATCATGTGGGGCAGTGAAGGTATGCTAGGGCCTCCGCTCGTTCTTACGCAAAGGAATGAAATATCCGGAGGCCACATAGTTGCCCCTTGGATTGGCGTGTCCATGATCCAAGGATCTGCCAATAACATGGCACACCATTTGTGGATTACGGATAGCGGCGAAGCGTTCGATTACAACGGCGGTCAGTATAGTGCAGGTGGGGTATTCTACCCGGCAGATAGTCCCAACAACACGTTTGAAAATAACATCGTCGAGAATGGTTGGGGCAAGTCGTTTTTAGAGAATTGCAGTAGTGGAAAGGTACGAAATAATCAGTTCAAAAATGTTGGTAAAAACGGTTTAGATACGCTTTACGTCCATCTTACGAACGGTCCTGGAGCATCATATTCGAGCCAATCAGAAATCTCAAACAACGAATTCGTTGGCAGCGGTGCCGATAGCGGATCGGCGATGTGGATCTTCGACAATGCTAATAGCATGTTCATCCACGATAACAAGATTAGAAACTATGGAAAGAGAGGAATCCTTCTTTCTACTGCTGCCGGTTCTGTGGAAAATCTAGACTTTGCCAGCAACATTATTGAGAGCAACGGACAGCTAGGTAATAGTCTTTCTCAAGCCGTTTCTGCTACGTGTGCGAATGGGACAGGAACTGTCTCGGTGACAAATGGTTCTGCAACGGTAACTTGGGTTTCTGGAACGGCCTTTAAGACGACGTGGAGCAATGTGCCAAACGTTTATAAGATCACCATTGCTGGGGTGCAGTATTCGATTTATTCAGTCCAAAGCACCACAAGCCTGACGTTGTCCGCTTCTTACACGGGCACAACCAGCAGTGCTGCGGCCTTCACCATTCCGGATGGTGGAGCGGAATGTGTGAACCAGTACTTCTATACGATCATCGCCAAAGATGCGAGCGGAAATGTGATCCTGGGAACTCCTTCGATCAAGGCATCTTTTGGGAATCTGAACGCATATCCACTAACCACGAGCGAATACAACACGCTTACGTGGACTGCATCTACAGCATCCAGCACTGCGCTGGGGGGTACGGTTTATAGCTACGACATTTATCGTACACTCGCCGGATCGCCAGCAGGAACTATCGGTCTACTAGCTAACGTTTTGGCTGGCACCACGACTACCTTTACTTATTCTGATATCGGAACCTTCACGACAGTTGGGGCCACACCTCCCGCAACTGGATACGCGGCAGTAGAATTTAATCAAACAAACGGGAACATTGTCAGAGACCTAAAATTTAAGGACAACATTTTTGGCAATAGCGGTGGGCAGAATTACTCAATCAAGCAAACTGATACCACGTATACTCCCTCAGCAATAACAGCCACCGGAAACACGCTTGGAGGAATTCTTTCCCTTCCTAACGGTTGCAATTCTTGCGTGTTTGGTGGAAACGTCAACGCGGACGGAAATTACGATATAGGTGATGCCGTCGCCTCTTCCTTGACAGATACCGGATTGACTACAGCTGGTCTAGTAGCGAACTCAGCAGCCGGTGTGCTAACGACGACAACTGCCCTTCCCAACGGCATCACCGCCACAACCCAAACCACAGGGGACAACACCACCAAAGTGGCTACGGATGCGTTCGTGGCAGCAGCGGTGAGCGGGGGTTCCTCTAGCGGATTCACAGGATCGCTCGCGGGCGATGTGACAGGGACTCAGACTGCAACGTCGGTAGTTAAGGTCAATGGAGCATCGGTTCCTGTCAGCAAGACTTTGGTGGGGACCAATAGCACAGGACAGATCATTGATGCTAGCAGCGCCACACTGAGCAACAGCACGACGGGCAATGCAGCCACAGCTACCTATGCCACCACGGCTGGGTCCGCTACCACAGCCACAGACTCTACAAAGCTTCCCTTAGCGGGCGGCACGATGACCGGGGCGCTAAATAGTACCTACACAAGTTACAACAATTTCTCGGGAAGTCTAACGGTGACCCATGCATCTCCTTTGGTAGTCTTAAATCGTGCAACTGCTAATACCGGTTATGGAGAAATAGAATTTCACGATGAAGGAACCGACACAGCACACGGTATTTGGGCTATCGGACTGAGAGCACCAGATGAAAATTTTCACTTTTGGAATCAAACTTTAACTGCTGACGCATTCATTGTTAACAATTCCACTAATGCCGTTACCTTCAATTACCCAGTTTCTTCTCCATCCTTATCATTATCTGGAACTACGTTGGGGCTTCTCACGCTTGCAAACACAACAGGTAATTCCTACACTCGGATGCTCTTTACTGGCACGGGAAAAAGTTTTTCAACAGGTGTAGGAAATGCTGGCGAGCTTACCTATGGCGTTGCAAATAAGTATTACTGGTTTGACGCGACAAGCTCGGCTGTGCGAGGAGTAATTGATTCTTCGGGAAATTGGGGCATTGGAACTACAACACCACTCGCCAAGTTGAACGTAGTAGGTGATGTTAAAGTTTCTGAATCTATAACGTTCGGAGAAGGATCTACGCGCAATCAGTCCTACGCTTGGTCTTCAGTGGGGAGTAGCGCAAATGCCGGGACAATCACCTTTCCGATAACTAATACGCAGGGGAGAGGAACGGTTATTGTTACGTGGGGTTCAGATGGGGGAGCTTCAGGTCAGACATATAAATTCGATTGGCGAGTGAGCAACGGAGTATTAAGTATAAGTCCCACTGACCAATTTTATTATCAAAACACCGTACCTTTTACGGTAACCGAATCTGGACTTGTCTTAACCATTGTAAACGGAGGTACAGGACCGGCATATATCACAGCCGTGGTAACGCAGGATGCCGGTTGGAATATTACCGGGGGTGATGGTGGCATGCTCCACTCTGTTTATGACGATATTGTGGCAACATTGGTAACCACGGTGAGCAGTGGAAGCACGATTACCCCTTTAACCGGTCTTACAAAAATAACTGGATCTGTATCAATTGACACCATCACGGTTCCTCAAGCTATTTCCGCCGCCGGTGGGGGATGCCTGGATTTTGTTCCATCATCATCTCTTTCGACAACCGCGACGGGTAACATCGCTGTAGCATATTCACTCACTGGCAGTACGCTATATAGGGCTTGCTACACAGGGAGTAAGTGGTACATCAAATAGGATCAAACCGAAGAATGTTCGCAACCGAGGACGAGGACGACATGAGTGTTACCGATGACGTTGCGGGACTCCAGCAATGGCGAGAGGATGTGGTTGATCCCGCCATCGAAAAAGTAAACACTCTATGGGATAACCGGAACTTTGCCCGCGGGGCCTTGTGGTTTATTGGAGGCGTAAGCACAGTGACGCTTGCGCTGGTTGTTGCTTTATTTGCATGGGCTCTCGACCATGTTGAAATCAAAGCAAACGTAATTGGACAAACTCAGCAACAACAGGCTTCTGATCCTTGGATCACGGCCAGAAAGTAGGAAATCATGGGAACAACTCCAAGCGGACCTCCTCCCAACCCACAGCCAGGACACAAACCAAAACCAGAGCCAGTACAGGCGTAAGGACGATCAATGAGAACAAGTCAAGCAGGACTCGACCTAATCAAGCACAGCGAGGGCCTGCGCGTCACTCCGTACCTCGACGTTGCTGGATTTTGGACGGTTGGATACGGGCACAAGATGTGGGCAGCAGAGATTGACGCGGGTGGAACGCGGCGGTGGATCACCGAGGCCGAGGCCGATACGCTACTGGTCGCCGATCTGGAAACCGCAGAGCAAGCCGTCGCTCGTCTGGTCAAGGTTCCGCTCACCCAGGGGCAGTTCGACGCGCTGGTGGATTTCACATTCAATCTCGGTGCCGGTCGCTTGCAGTCCTCAACCCTGCTGAAAGACATCAACGCGGGCAAGTACAACGATGCGGCGGAGCAGCTGCTACTTTGGGATCATGCTTCCGGCAAGGAATTACCGGCGTTGAAAACCCGCCGAGAGGAAGAATACAAACTTTGGAAGGAATGATATTATGGGGCTGATTCATTGGGCAAAGGAGAAAATCGAAATGAAGATCATTGCGGCGCTCATTGAGCGCGTATTCAAGAACTACATCACTACCGCGCTCGGCATCCTGTTGGGCTTTGCGGGCGTGGTTTCTGCTGACTACAACCTGATCCCCTCTACGCTTGTCTGGCAGGGCCACAACGTCGCCAATACGCTGCTCGCTGCGGCTGGTGTTGCTGTTGCGCTTGCTGGAGCAATAGCCAAGGACAAGAATATCGGCATCAACTCGCCTACGCTGCCTACCAAGGTTGGAATGATTCTGCTCATGCTGTCGGCTGGGATGCTGCTACCTTCCACGGTGCGGGCGCAGGTGAACTTCTCGGCTACAACTGGAGCCGTAGCAGTCTACGATGCGGGTTCGTGGCAGGCCGCTACCCACATTACGGAGTCCTTGGACTTCTTGGATTTTGGTGCCAAGAAGACAAATCTTGTCTATATCGAGGGGCACGAGTTCCTGGCGTCCGCATCTGGTTTCAACCTATACAGCGCCGGCGCCGCATTCCAGCCGGACTTGTCGAAAGCGTTCTCTAAAACAAACGTAAACGGCAGCAATCTGAGCCTCAAGCTGGGAGCCTCTATCGGAAACAAAATTCCAACCAACGGAAGCAACTCTCACGTTGCTGGACTCTTCAACGCAACATTCGCCTATCGAGCGTCGAGCACTGTATCGTGGGTTCCCTTCGAGTATGACGCCATTGTCGCTCCTGGAAGGGTTACGCACGGAATTTCCATGTCGCTGACGAAATACTTCTAGCTGTAGTATAATAGCTTCATGGATGCGGGTTGCCGGTCCCGCTCAGACACCGGCACAATTTGCGCGGGGGACTTCAAGGCTAACGGTCCGTGACTGTAGGTAGGACGAATGGCGTAGAATTCAGGCCCCGCGCAACATCTTCCTCCGAGGCTCACCCGTTTTGGGTGGGCCTATTTTTATGCCCTTCCGTCTTCGCCCCGAGGCGCGTATGTTGGCTGTCTGGCGTGCGTTTCCCTGTCCATAATCTGCGCCAAGCTCCTGACGGCAGAAGACGCGCAAGCTGGGCACACCAACGGATCATTGCCGATCTCTTGGCAGTCCTGGCACAGGAACGCAGACGCCAGAGGAATGTGCAGCTTGTTGGAGTGCTCATTCATTTCAGCGCCTCCTCAACATCATCGATTGACCGGGCAATGATGTATTTGTGACCTTCGTCCTCGACTTGGTGCTGGAATAATTTCTGCACGGGAGTCTGCTTTCCGGTCGCACTCTTGCATTCGATCCACAAGGGACGAACATGCCAAACTCCCTCCCATCTTTCTTTTGGAAACGCGAGAATATCCGCTGTTCCAGGCGCACAGAGAGCCGTCCTATAGGACTTTTCCTTGTAGGTGCTCATCATCGTACCGCTGTTGAGGCGCATGGCGAAAATATGCCTCGCCGCAAGATATTCCAAGATACTTGCTTGGATCATTGCTTCGCTCAGAACTGATTTACTCATAGATCAACCTCCCCAAGCTCGTACACCCACATCCATATTCCGTCGACTTGCTCTACCCGTATGCCGGTTACTCGCTTGCGTGTGCGGGCCGCAGCCTTGGGCAAGAACAGGGATGGACGCTTGTACCATCCGCACCCTGAGCCGCGCTTTCTTGGAGTAGCTAATTTAGGAGAGTCAGGGAATAGGTATTCCGAAAACCCACATCCAAGCGTCATGTCCTCGAAGTGCCACTCATCACGCCCCTTCTTCGCGTTGAACCGAGTGATCCATCGTCCATAGGCGTAGTAAGGCTCCCGCACATAGAAGATGTCGCCGACCTGCACCGGGCACAAATCAAGGAAGTGTGGCAAGGAAACAGACTCCTTGCGCGTATGAATAACCCAGCCTCCAATCCACCCGGCGGCAGACACAGGCTGCGGCTTCATCGGCCTACGGTCCTGCGTCTGTCGTCCCTCGTGCAACGCCAGCGCCACTGACGCCGTGCATAACAAGCCATGCTCTTTCATCCCTGCTCCTCCGAATCACGAACAAACTTGATTGCCAGGAATTCCCAGCTAGGATTCATCGTTTCAAGGCGTTTTACTTCTTTGTCTACGTGTTCCTTACAGAGATGTAGACGGTAATCGAGAAGGTACCATCCAGGTCCTCTGTAGGGGTCGTGACGCTCAATGATCCACAGTTCTTTCATCGGTTGGCTATCTCCAAGAGAACATCCGCATGACATGGTGTACGTCTCCCATCCTCTTTGTAAAGTGAGCACCAGCACATTAAATCCTTGCCGCGAAGATTATTTTTGATCGCATCTATCTCTTGTGGCATGGTGGACCTGGAAACTCGAAAACACTCAACTGCCGCCTCCGCAGTGCCGCATTCTTTGACTGTAAATGGGTTTCCCCACCTTCCAGGGCGCGTACAATCCACTGCGCCTTCAGGCTTGCGCCATCCCTTAGTGCGCTTTCGTTGAATCCGTTTTGGTACTTGTTCTTTCATCCCTACTCCTTGTAGAAGTTTCCCTTTAACCAATTGAACTGAAAATCCCACAGGATCAACATCGCCTCGAAGATGAATCCTGTCTTATCGAAGGCGATGTTGATCCCGAAGCAATACTTAAAACTATCCTCTTCAGAAACCCTGAAAATAAATTCTGGTTTCATCCCTGCTCCTTCCAGCCGCGCCGTATCTCTGCAATGGTTTCAACTCAGGCATGGTTCTCCTCTTTCCCTGCGAGACGGGCAGCAATGAGCGCTGCAACGTCGCACCCATCCTCCCCATAAACCATGTGCTCAAGTATCTCTTCATCGCTTACCGGAGCACTCAGCCGCTTCACCTGTGCCTCAGCCTTACGGGCACGTTGGTACATTAGGCATGAACATCCTCCCTCTCCCATTGGAATATCACGACTAGAATTGCAATGCAGATCGTGATAATACTTCCCGCCTTGCAAATTCTCCACCTGTGCCTTCAGCTTGTCTCGCTCCTTGTACACGTCTTCATCGTCGTTCCATTCCCGATCAGCAGTTTCTAGAGTGCTGTCAAGTTGCGCTGTACGCATGGTAAGCTCCGCCTTCAGCTTTGCGGTCTCCTCGATCAATCGCTGCTTGCCAGCGATACGCCGTACCACCTCGGAGTTAAGTTCCCCCGCGCGGGCCTTCAGCGCGGAGTTCTCCTTCTCCAGTATTGAGTACGCTGTCTCCGAGAACGATAGAGCGTAGGTGGTCTGTTCTTTGTCAGTCGACAGATTTCTATTCTCCTGCACAAGCGCAGTATTGTCGGCGTCGTACTTGTCCAGCAACTTGCGCTGGCTTTCGACCGTCTGCTCAACACGCCCGATGCGCTCGATCAAACTGACGATGGTTTCAGAAGGCCATGGCGAGGAGTAGTTATTTGCGTTATTCCATATAGCCTTCAGGTCTTCGGGAATTGGCTTGTCCATCAACCGCACCTCCCTTCCGTGGAACGCGGTATGCTTTGCTTGATTGACCACAACGCTCCCGCAAAGATTGCAAATATCGGCGTCACTATCATAGATTCGTTTGTGTGTGTACGTGACGTCATACGGGTACTCCATCTCATGCACCACGCTGGCCGGTACATCCATAGACGGGCCTCCTGTGGGGTCTAGCAGCGTTACGGTTGGCGTGGCTGTAATCACCGGCCCCCTCTTGGCAAGGACAGCGTTGACCGCATCACGGAAATCTTCGCACACGCCAAACGCTTCATTTTTCACAGACAGATATCGATCGTGCATCTCGGTTGCTTCTCCAAGCGTCACCTGCGGAACCGTGGCGAAGACTTCTACGATTTTCTCCCATGGTTGTCCGTCAAGAAACCGACTGCGAGCTTCATCGCACTGCTCTTTCGTGTAGTTCATGGCTTCACCTTCGTATAGGTTGTTTCTGTGGTTTTGGTGCGTTCGATTCCGAGTAGGTCTAGGAGTTTTGGCCCTGGCTCACGGTTTCCCCGGAATACGTCCGACAGGTACGCAGCGGACAAACCGAGATCATTCCCGAACGATCTCAGCGATTGCCTTCCCTGTCTCTTCTTCAACAATTCAATGACTTGAGTGCGCGTTAAAATTCTCATACAGCAACAATAGAATAGTCTGTGCAGTGTGTCAACTAAAAAATGCGATGTAAGCAAATGTCCGCTTGACATTCCATCTGGCCTATGTTTTAATCCTTACCAGAGGAGAAACAGACATGGAACATCTATTCGTTGTGCTGTACCGGGGAAAGGGAAGCAAGGGGAGATGGGTACCAGAACACGGAGCCAGTTTTGAAACGCGCGATCTGGCGGAGAAGTGCGCGGAAGTCGAAACCATTCGGCAACCAAGTTTTGAATTCACCATATTGGAGGGCACCACAATACCGGTCACTTGTGAGATAACGGATGGTTTCTGATGGAATCCGTAAAAATTAACTTCAAGTCTAGCGCCGGACAGCAGTTTGCATTGGCAGAAGTACGGAATGGATCTTTGGGATTCGTTGACGCATTTAGACTTTGCTTCCCTGAGGAAGTCGTCGCGCTTGAAAACATGGAGATAGACGCACAGTGGGATCGCCCGGATGGGTTTGCGGTTGTTTGCAGCCACGAAATTGGAGATGTTTAGCTATCAGTAGCTAAAGGAGAGACATGAGCAGTGAATTTGTACCACGCAAGGCAGAAAAGAAGCGCATCAAGCTGAATGTGGCCTATCCAGAAACGCGCCGTATGCCTCTGGACCACGCCATTGCCCATGTGCGTGGATGCAGAGCAAATGAGACTGCATTCGACGCGCTCAACAGCCGGCAGCACGATGATGAGGATTGTGCACGGTATGAAAAAATCTATTGGAATGGAGTATTTGGAATATGAGTGATGAATTGACAGTAGTGAATCGTCCAGTAGGAGCGCTGATCGGCCCGGTGATGGACGTAGGGATGGCGAAAGATAGGATAGTCCAGCTTCAGCAGTTCGTTCAGGAATATCTTGTCAAGGATGAGGATTTCGGAACCATCCCAGGAACTCCCAAGCCAACACTGCTCAAGCCAGGAGCAGACAAGCTGTGTGAACTCTATGGACTGTCTGATGACTACGAGGTAACGCAGCGCACGGAAGACTTCGACAAAGGTCTGTTTGACTACGAAGTAAAGTGCATCCTCATCAGCAAGGCTGGTGGTTTCCTTGTATCTACCGGCCTCGGATCATGCAACAGTTACGAAAAGAAGTACCGCTGGCGTGATGCACAGAGACTCTGCCCGAACTGTGGCAAGGATGCAATTATCAAGGGCAAGGAAGAGTATGGAGGTGGATGGCTGTGCTTTTCGAAGAAGGGCGGATGCGGAGCGAAGTTCGCTGATAATGATACGGCCATTACGGGGCAGACGGTCGGCAGGGTCCAGAACGAGGATGTGGCTGACATCAAGAATACAATTCTCAAGATGGCAAAGAAGCGGGCAAAGGTGGACGCAACGCTTTCAGCCACACGCTCATCTGGCCTGTTCACTCAGGACATGGAAGATTGGGACATTCCCAAGTACATCGCTCCACAGGTGCAAGACTCGCACCAGAATACGCCATCAGGAGCGCCTGCTACTACTCCAAGGGACCAACCAGCCAAGCAATATACAGCATCGCAGACACAGGCCATACAGGGACCGACCAAGCGCATTCCGGCAACGCCTCCCGATGAGCTTGATGGCCTGATCGCCACTGTGGCCAGCATCAAGGAATGGCCGAAAACCGAGAAATTCAACGCTACCATGAACGTGAAATTTGCCACGCCTCTGGAAGGAAGCAATCAGGGGGTTGCATGGAAGGTGGATTTTGCAGTGTGCTGGCACTCTCACTTGATGGAGTCTTTACGGAATGCTGTTGGCAAGGAATGCCATTTCCTCATCAAGGAAAATGATCGCAAGAAGAGCGTGACAGATGAATGGCCTACGCACTACATCAACATCGAAGATTTGGTTTCAATCACTGATCCGGCTACCGGAGAGTACCAGGAATACGTCAACGGCAAGCCCGTTTTGCAGCAATAATCATCAACTACGGAGGAGAGACAATGGAATACGTCAAGGTAGAAAGTTCACAGATTGACAGCGTGGGTTTCGGTGAAGGACTGTATGGACCCGAAACCCTTGGGGTGATATTCCTGCCCAACAAGAAGCAGCAAGCGGCAGAACTTCCCGGAAGCACTTACCATTACGGAAATGTTACGCCAAGGATGCACCTTACTATGATGGGTGCGGAACAAGTGTATGGATGGTTTGCGAAGAACGTCAAGGCATTCCCGGATCAGTTCCCGTACACGAAGGTGGAATCGGACCCTACGCAGCCAGAACTATCAGCGAATACGACGATAGTATCTGGTGGGACACCTGTTGTTGAAGACACGCCTTCTACCGGCGCGGCGCTTGCGATCATTGACACGATGGCCGATGACCTGCTTTTCACCCCGGGAGAAGTAACAGATGAGCAACTGGAAAACGGGCGTCAGTGGTATCTCACCGAGGCGAAGAAGTACAACATCACCACGGAAAAGAGCCGCAAGGAACTGAAGCGGTTTGCGCGTTCACTTCAGAAGCTCCGCACTGGAATTGAAGCAAGGGCGAAGGAAATCACCGGCGCGACAAAGCGCAAGATTGCGACTATCGACGCGGAGAAGCGTAGGCTGGTCGGCAAAGTGGCGGGTATTGAAGATGAAGTATTGTCGGACCTAACGGCATGGGAGCAGGAAAAAGAGGCTACCACAATCTGGCTGTCCAACCAAGTAAAGAAGATTGAATCCAAAGCGGACCTGTACAGCTATCCCGACATTCCGTCTATTGAGTCAGCCATTGCGGAATTGGAAGTATATGACGTTTCCGAGATGCAGGAGTTCAAGGTGTCGGCAGAGAGCGCAGTAGTAGCTGTACTTAAGGTTCTAAAGCCGGAGCTAGAACGCCGCAAGGTGGCCGAGAAAGAGAAGGAGGAGTTGGAACGGCTGCGGAAAGAGGCTGCGGATCGTGCTGAGGCCGACAGGATTGAAGCTGCTGCCAAGAAGCTGGCAGATGAGAAAATTCAGGCAGCAGTGGAAGCGGCCAAGGTAGAGACGCGGAAGGAAGTGATTTCGGAACTGGAATCAGAGAGCGGAGAACCAGAGGATGGCGACAATGAAACGTCTTCCCCGGTTATTCTTCCACCTGTTGTGCCAGACGCTGTGCAAGGAGAAGCATTCACCGAAACGCACGAACAGAAATACCACCGTGAGTCTATAGCGGGGCTTATGGGATATGCCAACCTTGACAGGCAGGCAGCAATCCGAACACTAACGGCAATCAAAGATGGGAATGTACCCCATTTAACCATCGAGTATTAGCCATGCCATTTCCAGAAGATTTTGAATCGTTTGAAGATGCGGGATATGTCTTCAACCGTTCCGAGGAGTGCCTTATTTGTGGAGAGGATGTGGAGATATTCATCACGCCTGGAGGACGTGAAATAACCATGAACCCAATGCACCTGTTGACTGACCCAGCAATTCAACATTACAAGACGTGCAATCCAACCAAGTAATTCGACCAAAGGAGAACCATGGCAACAAAGAAGCAGGCAGAAACGCAGAAGGCAAAAGAGCAGGCAGACGAATCGCTAAAGAAACTGTCTGAAGCTCTCAAGCACATGGTAGATGTTCGTCAGCTTCAGCGTCAGTACAACGAACTGAAGCAGGACTACCTTGAGCTCGCGATGTCCGTTCAGCAGGCTGCATCCAACTCAGCGCGGATCATGCACCGTCACAACATCAAACGGGAAGATACATTTTCGTTTGGGGGGGAACCAAAGAACAATGGCTGAAATCAAAGCAACGAAGACGCGAGGTACTGCTGGAATCGGCACGACCGTATCGGCAGACCTCAAGGATCATCCCACCGTGCTCAACAAAATTCGCGCAGCCGCCAAAGCAGATGACCGAAACGTGTCGAACTGGCTCCGGCGACGGCTTGTGTACCTTGACGAGCATGGACAGCTTATTCCCACAGTGGATGAGACAAACACGCTGTTCGAGAAACAGGCCAAGTAACCCAACCTAGGGGCGGTGCAAAGCCGCCCCACAACCTAGAAAGAAAGCCTGATGACTCAACAGGAAAAGATATTCAAACTACGTCCCTATCAGCTTGAGGCTAATCGTGGTCTGTGGCGTAATTTTGAGACTCTTAATTCTGGACTACTCCAAGCGCCTACAGGGTCTGGAAAAACTCTGTGCGCGGCGCACTTTATCTCTATGAGGAGAAAGCACAAAAGAGAGAGAGTCCTAATGCTTGCTCACCGCAGAGAGATTGTTAATCAGACGGCCAACAAGCTCATCGACGCTGGACTTGAGACTGGAATCATCATGGCCGGTTATGCTCCGATGGACTGGGCAGACGTGCAAGTTGGTTCCGTAGATACATTATGGTCACGAAAAGAAGAAGGACTGCCAGAGGCTGATTTTCTCGTAATAGATGAATGCCATAGGGCATTAGGCGCTCGGTATCAAAAGGTCATTGAGCACTATCGTTCTAAGGGGGCTAAGGTCCTTGGACTAACGGCTACTCCGATGCGCAACGATGGGCGCGGATTGAAGCCGACATTTGAATTCATGGTACGCACCCCAGACATTCCAGAACTGCAATTGATGGGATGGCTTGTTCCTGTGCGTTACAGGGTTGGACTGGCACCCGACATGAGCAAGGTGAAAGTCTCTGAAGGGGAATACAACCAGAAAGAGCGTGAAGAGGCACACGATCAGGGAAAGCTTATCGGGGATATTGTCGAGAATTGGATGCGTTTTGCGTCCGGCAGGAAGACGATGGTTTTTGCATCTGGGGTGAAGCATTCAATCCATATCGTAGAACAGTTCAAAGCGGCTGGAATTCGCGCCGAACATGTAGATGGAGATACAGAAAAGGAAGAGCGCGACCGTATTTTCGATGAAATGACCAATGGGGATTTGCAGGTAGTATCGAACGCCCAGGTCTACATCGAAGGAACCGACATTCCCTGTATAAGTTGCATCGTGGATGCAGCCGCAACAAAATCTTTAACCAAGTACCTGCAAGCTGGAGGACGCGGAATGAGGCCGTATGAGGGGAAAGACAATCTCCTATACATGGATCATTCCGGGAACGTCTATCGTCACGGTAGACTAGAAACCCCTCGTGATTGGATGCTGGTAGAAGGAAAAGAGCAGGTAGACCATCTGGCAGAACAGCGAAAGAAGTCTGAGAAGTTGCTTTTGCCATGCAAGCGTTGCGGGTTTCTTCACAATTCAGTTGTATGCCCAATGTGTGGATACACATTCAAGCCAGAGGGAGAAGCGGCTGAGTTCCTTCCGGCTATGCTGGTGGAGATGACGCAAGGGGAATACGATGAAGCCCTTGAGAAGAAGCATAAGATTCCCAAGAAACCCAAGGTAAGTGATGAACAGGCGTTCTACTCTGGATTGCTTGACTTCGCCCGTAGACGTGGATTCAAAGATGGATGGGCAGATCACAAATATCAAGAACATTTCGGAACGTGGCCTGATGGATTGAACACAAATTCAATGTCACCGCGTAATGTGGTTAAGGAGTTCATCAAAGAGTCCATGCGTAAGTATCGTGCAGAGCACAAGAAGGCCAACGCACCAAAACCAGCAGCAGAACCGGAAACGTATCGAGGAGAATTCTGATATGAGCCAAGATTTTAACGGAAAAGAAAAGTGGGTAAGGACTAGGAAAAATCACCTGTGCGATATGTGCGGAGGACCAATTCCATCTCAATGGGAAGCACACTATTACGCTGGTGTCTACGAGGGTGATTTCTATGCAGGATGGCAGCACCGTCAATGCTGGGAATCATTCATAGATTCTGGAGATCAGGAATGGGAGCAAGGAGAAGCACCATGGCCAGACGTAGTCGTAGAATGGTGGAAAATTCATGAACTAGAATGGAGTTCTAGGTGACCACTAGAGAGATCGTCCGGTTACTCCATGCGAAGAGGGCCGGTAACAACAAGTGGCAGGCACATTGCCCCGTAACGCGCAATCACTCCCACAACGACCGAAACCCAAGCCTAAGTATCGGTGTAGGGAACAAGCCGGGGTTTACGGTTCTCAAGTGTCAGGCCGGATGTGATGTGCATGACATCGTAGCGGCCTTGGGATGGAGGATGCGTGACCTATGCGGGTCTGGACCAATCACCCCAGCCATGCGCCAGTACCAGAGCGATCACGAGCGTCTGGAGATTTTAGAAACGCGCTTGGGGTGCTTCATGTGGCTTCAGGTGGTAGATCCTAGGAAGAGAAATTATTGGGCTGCGGCAGAGCGAAATACCGCTGTCGAGATCAAGGAGTTGCGACGTATACTATACCCAGTCGAGGCGTACTGGAATCGTAAGAATGAGATTGCCCAACATCTCATAGCCGAGTACGGACTAGACGAATTGGTGAACTGCTTACCAGAGGAAATCAAATGTCAGAATCGGGTGCGAGACTCGCACTAACTGCTCTTGAAACACCAGACTGGAATGGTCTGATGCTGGCCCCGGCTCCCGAAGCCGCGGACGCCCTGAAGTCCATTTTAACCAACGGAGAGTCCCTTCTGGAAGAGGCCGAGACGCGCCTTACCACCATTCGAGAGAGCATTTTTAATATCAGAATGTGCGCGTTCAGAATTGTTTCAGAGCGTGAGTTGTGGAAGCTCGATACCGATCCTGAGTACGGCGTCCCCTACAAGTCCATGCACCGATGGCTTCAAGTCCTGTATCCCGGTGATGAGGGCCTACGATACGCCATCGAAGCCAACAGCACACAGAAGGCGCTACCCGCAGCCACGCTGGAGGACTTGGCACAGATACCCCGTTGCAACGCTGTCACGCTGGCTTCCAAGTTCGTATCGGACGGATGCCGTACCGACCGGAACGTAATCGAAGCGGCCAAGACTACCAGCGAGAAACAGTTCCGCGAGACATTGAACACCGAACACCATCAACATCTAGAATCCCCGTGGACGCTCAAACTCACAGGTCCACAATCGGCCGGCAAGAAGATCGAAGAAGCCCTAGACGAGATCGGTGAGCGCGAGAACATCGAAGATCGTTTTGGACAGCTTGAAGCCCTGGTCGAGGACTGGCAGCAGGGTGGACACAGCGAGGAAGTGGAGTGAAGCGTAGTCCAATCCGCAAGGTACGCCCTGGTCTGCGCCGTGGTGAACCATCTCCCGAAGAGAAGAAAGCAACCCGCATAGCTGCTAGGAACCGCGCTAATGGAATCTGTGAGGCTCAGGAGAATCCGAAATGCACTGGACAGCGTATCCTGCCACTCGAAGGTGATCTGTGGCAGCGTGGGCACCTAGCGCACGGCAGAGCAAAGGCTAGATTCGGGTGGCGTGAGTCAGAAAAGAACTGGCTGACGTGGCAATGCCCATTCTGCCACCTAATCAGCGAACACCAAAAGGGAATCAAGATGCCGCGACCGGACCGCCCGATTCTGGTTGTAGAGGGTTTTCAGAACCATCCTTCTCTCTAACCCATAAAATTCTCAGTTGATTTTCCTTAACTTCTACACCGATCAATTCGTTTGCAGCCAAAGCCGCGAGAACAGACATTGCCTGATAGTGGTATACAGTTTCACCGGAAGAGTTCACGCACAAAATCCTTCTAGGGCGCGGACCTCCTCCATGAGGAAATAGGGAGTGTTTCCCGACTATCGTAATTAGCGGTTTGTCTGGAAGACTGCGGTCAGGGTGACGAATTGCTTCCAGGCATTGAAATGCCAAATCTTTAATCTTCATATCTTTCCTCCATAATGCACCAGCACGGACTCAAGCCTGTTCTTCCCCGAAATTGAATACCTCTTGGCTCAGGCGCTTGGCGACGATCTCACAGTAAGGCTCGTGCAGTTCAATCCCGATTGCTGTCAGCCCCATCGCCTTTGCAGCTACAAGCGTGGTTCCTGAGCCGCAGAATGGGTCCACGACCGTCTTGGCGTCGGGGAACAGGGAAAGACACCACTTCATCAGCGCGAGGGGCTTCTGAGTAGGATGGCAAGCCCCATCGCCCATGAGTGCCACTCTGTTGAGTGTGAACACGCGCAAAGGCCCGCGCCGTGAGCTTGCTGCCAGTTCCCCGTCTGCTTGGTCGATGCGCTGCCCTTTATCCCAAAGCGCCCATCCTGGACCGGGAATAATAAAAGGAGAAAAGTAGTTAGCTCCCCAAATCATCCAATCCTTCGCTGATTCGTAAAGCAAAGAAAACATGTCCTTGTCTGGAGTTTGGCTATCCCATCCAGCAAATTCATAGCCCTTATGCCCGCCGTGGCTTGAAGTCGAGGGCCGCTTACCATCGCGGTTAATCCCATACGGCGGATCGGTCAGCAGCAGGTCGCACTTCGGCAGCGTCGGCAGAACTAACCTGCAATCTGCGTGGTAGATCGTGATGCCCGCGTGTTCGTAATATGGCTTCATGATTCATCCTTTCTTCGCTGTTGTTCTACTGCGATTCTCGCATCTGATTCAAAGCACACTTCCCACTTTCCCCGTAGAGAGACGTACTCCCTGCATCTGGTGGATATGAATCAGGAGAGCCAACCAGCGCAGTTCTATGGGTTCTTGCTCGTCTCATAACGGACCGGGAAGGAAGTGGGCACCTTAACCCGGAAAGCCCCGCCTCTCAGCAGGGGAACCCTTACCTGCTGACTTGCCGATCCCCGTGACCCTGGCGGCGCGGCGACAAGGCCATCATCGACACCGGGGCTGCATTTGCTCGGCTTAAACTCTCAAGATTATTTGTTGGGCATTTGACAGACTTGCTGCATCCTGAACGTATATGCCCACCAGCCGGACGGCAGTCCACAACTGGTACGGCCCAGGCGCTTGATAGATTTTTCCGAGTTGTAAGGGAATCGATCACTCAAGCCTTCCTAGACAGTTGCAATCGTATCGCGGTTGACGGGATGTGTCAAATCTCTCCAGAAAATCCCAAACTTCTCAGTTCTCTTAGCAAAAAGTCAATCCTTTTTTGTTTGTTCTTCCCTTTATTAGTTCTCCCTGTCCTTTCGCGCCAAGATTTCTGATATGCGCTGAATTTTGCCCTAAAAATAGGATCGGATAAATTCTTAGCATTTCTCGCGTTTCGGCAAGCACGGCAACTTCTATATCCTCCACCGGGTGGAATATATAGATTATCCCCAGAAAGAGGATGTCCATGCTTGCAGAATTGCTTTAGTTTTCCATGTTTAGATTGACCGATACGTGCGCGGAATTGTTGACCACGGATAGTATTCTCACGACTTGTAACGATCTCCAGATGGGAAGGGTTTACACAAGAGGGATTCCGGCAAAGATGGTCTAGTTGAAAGCCGTTAGGAACTTCTTGGATCAGGGATTCGTAGGCCAGACGGTGCGCCCTCGCTCTCTTTCCATTCAGATAGAAAATCCCATATCCTTTATCTGATTTAGCTCCGGTCCACAACCAGCATCCATCGGTTTTGTTGACGTGTTTGAAAAATCTTTCAAGCTGCGTAGAATCTAACTTCATAGGTGCCTCCTTCATAGGCTTTACCGACTAGAACAGTGAGATGTTTTAGTCGGACTATTTAAACAGTATCATACAGATGTATATTATGCAATAGTTTATTTGCTTTTATGTTTTATTTAGGTTACTCTAAATAGGCGGGGTGCTGGCCTACACCTCGACCATTCGCCTCCTAGACAGTTGTGAATGGCACCCCGCGCTTCATGTCCTCCTTCCTCCGGTCCGTTGCGCAGAACGCCGTCAGTCATCCGATTGGCGGCGTTCCTGTTTGTGGTGGGGACGCTTGCGGAAGCGGAGCGAGGAGTGGTTTTGCGGGTTAAACCTTCATGCGCAGTGCGTAATCCCTTGCAAACTCAAAAGCGTATGCGCGATTTTCTGAATGTTCTGAACCGTCATCAGGAAATTCAGATATATTGCTGTTCTTGATGCCGATTCTATTCCATTCTGCGAGGGAGTAAAACAAGCATCCCATACGGACATATCGAGTACCATCGGCGGCAACGATGGACCATGTCTCGTATTTATACAACCCCCAAAATGCTCTAATTTTTGAAATTATGACTCCCTTGTAGTCGGCACCGCTCAGGTCGGCACCGCTCAGGTAGGCACCGCGCAGGTCGGCACCGCTCAGGTTGGCACCGCGCAGGTCGGCACCGCTCAGATCGGCACCGCGCAGGTCGGCACCGCGCAGGTCGGCACCGCTCAGGTTGGCACCGCTCAGGTTGGAACCGCTCAGATCGGCACCGCGCAGGTCGGCACCGCGCAGGTCGGCACCGCTCAGGTTGGCACCGCGCAGGTAGGCACCGCTCAGGTCGGCACCGCTCAGGTCGGCACCGCTCAGGTCGGCACCGCTCAGTGATTTTTTAGCAGTGATAGCAGCTAACACCAAATCCAAGATTGTCTTTGTATCTTCGAGTGCAAATATCACATTTCCAAAACCGTCTTTGATTTCCATTTTCTCCCTCAATTCTCGGTTGTTAAACTAGTTTGGATAGTGCCAGCAGCTTCACACGGTCAACGCTCACATATTCGTCACCTTCGTTCGCAAGTACGCTCGGTTCCACATCTGCCAGAAGCGACTTGACGGCCTTCAGAACTGTTTTGATGTTCTGATCCTTCTTCGATGCGGCCTTGGGACGGCTGAGGGGCTTCACCTTCGCCGGTTTCGTGCCGGGGATGTTGGCCTGAGATGGTTTCGGCTGGGCCGCTACAGCATCATGCAGCGATTCTGCGGCTGCTTCTGGGCCAACCTCCCGGACAGCATGGAGGACGGCCCCTGGTGTAACCTCTCCGGCTGAGAGCATGGCCTTGGCGTCAAGGCTTACATTGCTCAGGGAAATAGCATCTGTCACGTAGCGCTTGGACTTGCAGATGGACGCGGCAATCTTGTCGATTGACCATCCAAAGCGCGTGAGACGGCGGCAACCTTCTCCGATTTCCCATTGGGTAAGATGTTGAACTGCTTCGGCTGATATGGCTGCTGCTTGCAGTTCGGCTTCGTCTCCTTCGACACGGATTTGAGGAACATAAATCTCGTGTCCTTCGTCCCATAGTTCGCGGCAAGCGGTTAATCGGCATTGCCCATCAACCAGCGTCTTTACGCCGGTCTTTTTGTTGTACTTCACGCTGATTGGATGGGTCGGATCATATCCTCTCGTGAGGATTGATAGTTTAAGCGCCGCAACATGTTCGCGGGTTTCTGCGCTGTTCATATCGCGGACATTCCAGCCGTCTGCAATCACGATGTCTCGCGGATCATTTGCGGCTGTTTCGGGGCGATAGGGAGAGTCATCGTCTCCACGTCCAAATCGTGCTCCGGGTGTTGGCATGGTCTATTTTCCTTCCTTTTCCCAAAAGCGTGATGGTGGGTTTGTTGTTTCGAGTCGCATTGGCATAATGGTTCCGAGAGAGTCAGTGCGGTTAACCGTAACGTAAATCTGTTTTTCTGGATCATCGGTCACGTACAGAATCACTCCAGAACAGAGGTCGTCTCCATTCAGAGCCAACGACAGGCGTGACAGTAGTTCCGCGTCAATGGTTAATTTAGCCGCATACTTTTCAGGAGGTGCAATAATCGCATTCCATTGTGGATAATATGTGCCCATCGGACGGTCGAAGATGCGGGCGTTCTTCGTAGACAGTCGAGAGACAATGATCTCTTCTTCATTTGCGCGGATGTAGACTTTCAATCCTAGACCACGCGCTACCCGGTTGTACATGGTTTGCGCGGTCTTGAGCGCTTCGATGGGGATCATAAAAGATTTCTCTCCATCCTCAATCAAACCGTCGATGGAGAGCATAGTCATAGCGTGTCCATCCGTCGCAACGATCACCTTTTTATCCACGTCCATCATGATGTCATGGATGGAGTATCGACTTGCATCTTCTTTGCTGGCTACCTTCCATAGATTTTTCAATTTCTCGTGGTATATCATTTCGTTCCTTCCTTTTGGTTTAAGATGCGTTCAAGGTCGTCTGTGTGGATAGTAATGTGTCCTAATTTGTCCTTGCGCCACGGGAGTTTGTTACTCCACCTCCAGTTGTCAATGGTTTGCATGGTTCGGCCAGCGCGTTCAGCGGCTTCTCGGCGTGTGATCCATTTTGTTTCAGGTTTCATAGATTTTCCTTTCTGGTGCGATACTTGCACCCGTTATTGCAGCGGTGTCCAAGCATCAATCTGTGGTGCAAAGTACAGCACAAGCGCTATGATTGCCAGTATCCCAGCGATCATCGAAACGATTGCGAGTGTGTCGCTGATGCGCTTGGAGCGGTTGAGGTCGATGGGGCGCAAATCAGCCCATGGGTTTGGCTTGTCCGGTCCGAGCCAGCCTTCCGGCTGATGCCATTTGCCGTTAGCGTCCATGCCGGAATCAAGCATTTCTGTGAGAATTGCTTTGGACTCTTCCGGGTCCATGGCTTCCAGATCGTCAATCACTGATTTTGTGGTGAGCATGTTCATCCCTCCTTCTCTGCTTGCGCGATGGCCGCACGGGCTACGGTAACACATGACCATGATTCTGCCTTATCGGGATCGCCGTATTTGTCTTTCGCGGTTTGGCGATTCATCTCGATGATTTTATTCAGAGCATCCAGCAGCGCATCCCGGTCGGCGCGGAGCTTGGGAGCGGATGCCATAAGTTCGGCGGTGTTTTGTCGCTCTTTGCTCCATCCTTCGCACTGGCACTCCCAAACCTCACCGTTAGAGATCACGATGCGCATATAGGTACTTCCATTTTCAGGCCCGCAAACGTCTCGATGCGAAACTACGTACGGTCCCGGTGCAGGTGTGTGTTCTTCCATTTACTGCCTCCAATCTGTTTGTGCTGCGTTACCTGCCGGTTGTACTACTTCACCGCAGCCTTTCGGCTCTGCTCCAGTTCCTTGCGGAGTGCTTCACATCCTGGAACCTGTTCACCCATCATCGTGCCGATTTTGCGAGGTGAGTTGAGAGAGCGAAAGGCATATTCCTCTTTAGCCGCCGCATACCCGCGCCGTGTTCCCGTTCTTGGCAGGTTCCATCCGCATTCGCATGTGTATCCGTGTTTCACGTGAGACTCCTCGTGCAGCTACTCCGCTGCCGGTTGTACTTCGTTACAGTTCCCTGCGCTTGCCGGTTGCGAGGCCAAACGCGTAGACGATAGCCACAATGCCACCAGCGGCCAGCGTGGGCGCGGATAGCAGGATCAATGCACTCACCAGATTTTCCCCTCTCTGCGCAGTTGTTCGTTGCGCTCCCGCTCGACTGGTGCGTTGATCTGCGCGATATGATCAGCCATGAGAGCCGCCTCCAGCGCCGCAGCCGCTCGCTTGCGGCGCTGCAACTCCCTATTGAGATTCCAGACCTCGTAGATGATTACGGTCACAGTGCCGGCAATCCATGCGATAGAAAGCCAATTCATTGTGAAGCCTCCTGGTCGTGCCCGCGCTCTGCGGGATGGTTAGGCTGTTACCTGTCTGTGTGGTGGATGGCTACAATCCAGCTTGCTTGGCGCTTGCCATTGCTTTCCTTCCCCCTGCATCAACATTATTAGATTAGTACGAATTGATACGAATTGCAAGTTATTTGCCTGTGGAAATGTGGAAAACTCAACTATTTTTGAGGGATTCAAGCCGTTCAAGCGCCCAACGTGCCAAGAGCTTGAGGACGGGGAGCGGTACTGGATGTGTTGTTTTTCTCATGCGAACAGTTCAAGCGCCATTGCATAGCGCGGGTTATCGGGGTGAATGGTTTCCTGAGAGAACTTCATGTCACCGCGCATAATGGTGATGTGTCCGTAGATGGTGTACTCGGCGATGTAGATACGTCCGTCTGAGCCATCAACAATCCTCATCATCTTGGCGTATGTGCGCTTCTTGGGTGATCCGGTGGTGATCCGAACGGCCCTTTCACCCTTGGGAGTCTTTTCAATCTCAAAGTGAGCCGTAACGCGCTTGCTGCCGCTCGGCCAGTTCTCAATGGTCGCTTGCATCCGTGGATTGCTGTATGTGAGTTCCATGTCGTGCCTCCGTTGTGTGGTTTGGTGCGAGTATCGCACTATGATTCTGATGGTTGCTGTGCAATTCCGAAAATCTGCGCGTAATAGTCTCCAAGAGTGGGAGCGCCTTCGATCTCGTAGTGGTAGCCTTTTCGCCCGTACGTTCTCTCAATCTCTTCAGCGCTCATCGCATCCCCACCAAATGGCTTATGGGTGCGGATGAAGTTCGCGCAGCAGTCTCCCAAGCCGTAGCCCGTATCCTGATTGTGGAACTGACGGCCCATGTACTGACCACCGCAAACCGTGCAATACATTGCTCTTACCTTTTGCTCTGCCATGTCTGTTTTCTCCTCATCAACACATTCAGTATCTCAAGATCAAAGATCATCGTCTGTGATGGCTGTCACGTGTCTACCACTCGCCAAAGGTGCAAACCGGTCCGCATCCACCAGAGAGATGCTTGGCGGATGCAAAATGATCTCTAATCTCTATGCAGCGTTGTGCATCAATCTCAGCCGATGTCTTCCGGCCTCCAAACCGTAGCCGTGGTGCAGCGCCAGCCAGCAACTCGGCGCAGCGAGGGCAATTCACGTCCTTGTGCCCAAAGGCCATAGTGCATTCATCGGAGTGCTTCAGGGTCTTTCCATCTTTGCAGTAGCAGGGTGCGTACATGGTGTTTTCTCCTTCAACTCCTCTATATTGGCTCATGTCGGGAATCGATTCAGTGCCGGCCATCACACTACTTGAGGGTATTTGTGTGTCCTAGATCACAACAAACCTTACGATATAATCATTCAGAGAGGTGCATAGATGCCAGACACGTATGACAATAGCGATCATGCTGTAGCTGTCCTCAATGGTATGGAGAGCAAGCGCAAGCCCGGCGCTCGTACCGGTGTTGCTCCAAAGATACGCATCCTCAAAGATAAATACCCTGAAATGAGCGAAGTAAAGATAGCCAAGAGAGTAGGATGCAGTCCTAGCAATGTCCATGTGGTCCTGAGTAAGTACCTGGGCGATAACTGCGATGACGATCTGCGCGAGTACCAAGCAAACAAGGGGGATGTATTCGACAGTCTTGCGATGAGGTCGGTACTATCCATAACAGATGACAAACTAGTAAAAAGTTCTGCGGCCCAATTGTCTATCATTGCTGCAACCGCCTTTGATAAGAGCCAGTTAGCTCGCGGACAGGCGACCGGCATCAACGTAACAGTTCTGATGGATGTGGTGGAGGCGTTGCGGTCTCGTGGCCCTGTTCAGCAGTCTGCGAGTGTGGCGAAACCTGCTGATTCCACTGACAAAAGCAAGGTAGTCCAGGCCCAAGACGTGCCCAGCGATGCGTCCTAGGGCATCCTAGAGGGCTATTCCGTTCGCCTTACGTTCGCTTTATGCTGCTGGCTGACTACAGAGGGGTGTTGCACAAGGGTAATGATGCCAACGATTTACTGTGCTGTGGGATGGCCGAACGGGCCCTACTTTTTGGGCGACCCCTATGCCCCCATTTGACCGGGATGGTGTCTGGATGTTCCTATCCTCGTCCTAGATTTTTTCCATAAAAGAATTGACAAAGTAGTACATTGTGATACTATGTAAGTGTGGTGCTGGTCCTGTGAACGTACGGTAAACCGTACGCAGGGGATGGCAGGTAGGCATACGTAGTCCGGTCACTTCCACGTTGCGGGAGATAGTGAGCGGATTGAGGGTTCAAGTCCCTCCGGTACCACAGAGAAAATGCATTCATGCCAGTTATGTCGATTCGAGTATCGGAGGAATGGCTTCAGGCGGTAGACGAGGAATGCGCTCGTCGAATCTGGAAGCGCAATGCTGCGATAGTCAATCTGGTATGGATAGCATTGAGTGGACCTGTAGCTCAGTTGGCAGAGCAGCGGCCGCATAATACGCATGACGTAGGTTCGAGTCCTGACGTGTCCACAAAAAACTGCCCGTCGTGTGGAGGAATGAATGGATGTCACCAGAAGGGATGCAAATTCGGACAGAAGTCCAACGGGGTAAAATAGCCTTCTATGACGCGAAAATCATCCAGTTCGCCGGTTCCTGATCTTCTCGACGGTTATGTCCCTGGAGACTCGTCGTCTCTTGATGTGGTAGAGGCGAAGGTCAAGGATTACGTGAGGCTGGCGTTCTTCAGAATGAACCGGGCACAAGAGCCGTTCATTCGGGTTAGAAACAACCGTGGCAGGGCTCCACGAATCAGGCTGTTCGAGTCTGGAAACCAAGTTGGTAAAACCACGGTGGGAGTCGCTGAGGACATCGCTCACGCCATGGGGTTTAGACCGTGGCTTCAGAAGGACGATCCAGACTATAAGATCAACGTGCGGGTTCCGAACAACGGGCTGGTTGGTTGCGAAGTAGCCGGTCAGACCTTGGCGCAGAGGATTGAGCCAGAGTTCATGCGATTGATCCCTTCTTATTGTGGAGTTACGACGACACGATATAACGACGGTGCAATCAAAAGCCTGACACTGGCATACGACTTCCTCGGGAACTCTTGTGGATCAACGATTCACTTCCGGTCGTATATCCAGCCAGCATCGAGCTATGAGGGCGTTGTGTTGGACTGGTGCCACTTCGACGAGCCACCCCCTCAAGAAATTCTCAACGCGGCAACACGCGGACTAATGAGCACCAATGGGCCCAGCTGGTACACCATGACACCTCTCAAGGAGGCGTACATCTACGACCTTCTGAGCCTTCATGCGTTCAACAATGGGGGAGAAGATCAGGACATAGCAGTGTTCCGTGGGTCTACTTGGGACAACTGCCAGGACTTCTGTCGGGACTGCGGTGTGACGATTCCTGAGAATGATCCAGACAACCTGAAGGCAGGAGATGTTCGACCAATCGATCTTTGCCCCAAGTGCGGTAGGGTGATGGGTTTCCTTCCTAGATCGGGAATCGAGAACTACCTGAAACTAATCACTGATCCAGATGAGAGGGAAGCCCGCGAAGAGGGGAAGTGGAAGCATCTATCCGGCCTGGTGTACAAGGAACTCGACCGCGAAATTCACCTGTATCAAGACTTCCAAATTCCAAACAACTGGATGCGAATCGAGGTTCTCGACCCTCATGACGCAAGGCCGTGCTGCTGGCTCTTTGGCGCAGTGAGCCCAGAAGAGATTACGGTAAATGGAAGAACGGCAAACCATATCTACTGGTATTCATATCTGAAGCCAAGCGGAAACATTGATTCGATTTGCCGACAGGTTAGGGTAAGAAGGGCAGAGAACAATTACAAAGAGCCCGAGATGCTCATCATCGACGTAAAGTTTGCCGCGGCAGAAAAGCCTTTGCATGGCGAGTCGTTCCCATCATGGGAGGAAGAACTTGAAAAGGCTGGCATGAAGCACATCGTTCATTCATGTTCGGCACCAGGTGATGTGAGCATTGGACACAAGCGGGTGAAAGAGTACATCGCTCCTCATTATTCGGCAGTGCGTGGGAAGAGCTTCCCCGGAATGATGTGGGCAAAGGATGGATGCAAGGGAGATGGCGGTCCTATCCAACACGCCTTCAACTACCAGTGGAAAGAAGGAACAGACAAACCGGAAGAGAAGTACAAGGATTTTTGCGACTGCATACGATATGCGGCTTTGGAGCAACCAGTGTACAGGGCGCCACAGCCAGAGATCGATCCTGAACTGGCGCGTAGACTTCTAGCGGCTCAAGAAAATCAACCGACAACAAGCGCCCTTTTCTATGGGCTGGGAGTAAAATGATCCAACGTATTCATTACAAAGAGATTCTGAAGAACAAGAAAATTCTGGCCGAGTACGCAAAGGACTGTCTTGTCGATGGGTACGAACCTCAAGAACAAATCTACGATGCCATGGACAAGGCCGGAATGCTCTACTGCCTGGGGGCCTACATCGAGGGCGAACTCGTTGGATTTGCATCACTTGTGGTAAGCATCATGCCTCATAATGGGAAGAAGATAGCGGCGATTGAGAGCATATTTGCCCTGCCGGAATACCGAAAGTACGGTACCGGTTGTCATCTTGTTCGGGCGGCAAGGGACGAGGCAAAACAGTTGGGGTGCGAGTTGATCGTATACTTGCCAAGGATCGGAAGCGCATTCGACAAGATTCTTGAGAAAAGGGACAATTGCATCAAAACCCATGTGCAGTACACGGAATGGATATGAGCCTACAGGTCATCCAAAAAGCGCTCCAACCAACCACGAAGGAGGCTCTTGACTGGCTAGACGGGATCAACCAAGAGATTCTCAAGTACGAGCAGTGCCTAGTCCACACTAGGCACTTGATTCACGGAGGAATGTATGCCAGGACTATTATTCTCAGCGCTGATACTAAGATGGTCGGATCCATCATCCTTAAACCAACTATCCTCGTTGTCCACGGAACAACGTCGGTGCTTTCAGGAAATGACAGAATCGAGCTTGAGGGATACTCCGTACTCGCCGGAGAGTCCGGACGCAAACAGTTCTTCTGGACACACAGCCAAGTCGAAATGACCATGCTGGTTGCAACCTCCGCAAAAACAGTAGAAGATGCAGAGAATGAAGTCTTTGGAGAGGCAGACTTGCTTATTTCTCGCCGGGACGGATCGGATTCGTGTATTATCACGGGTGAGTGAGGAAAGATGGCAGGAAGCATATCGGCGACGACCGCAGCCCTGATAGTTGCTGGAACAACGGTGGCAGCTACTGGCGCGACACTTGGCTACGAAATGTCGCAGTCTTCCCCTAGCGCTGATTCGGCTCAGACCACTGCGGAGAAACAATCCAAGGCTTCTCAAGAGGCTTCACTTGCCCAGGCTGAGGCTTTGACGAAGAGACGCGGGATGGCATCAACGCAACTCACATCTCCATTGGGAACAACTGGGACAGCCGCAGTTGGAAAGGCCACGCTAGGTTAACCATGTCCTATCCAATTCTTGGATCGTCAAGCAACTACCCTGGGTCTGAGGGATACTACCCATCCGGCCTTGGGTCACGAACCGATGATCAAAAGGCCAAAGACTGCATAAAATATCTTGTCGTGCTGGCTCAGCAGCGCATCTACTGGGAGCCAGAGATTGACAACATTATCAGGTTTGTGAACCACGGACGCCGTGGCGTGTGGGATAAAGACTTGTGGCCAGGCCAGCAGACCGGCATGGAAATCTTTGCCGACACGGCCATGCTTGCCAGAAACCAGCTTGTTGATGGGATGGTCGGTAATATAGTCCCTCGTAATCTTGAATGGTTTGCTCTTGAGATCCCCGGTAAGCTAAATTTCCCACGCACATCTGGAATGAGGGCATGGAACGGGCAAAGGGTTGATTCCTATCCGCAAGTCCAAAAGTGGCTTCAGGAATCTCAAGAGTCCATGTATTCGGCATTCAACCGAAGCAACTTCTACGATGTAGTACCTGAGTTCATCTCAGATGGGGCTACCTGTGGAACTGCACATCTCGTAGTAGAGGAAGACATTCCACGCGCTGCAATCAACTTTGTTGTTCCCCACTTCCGGGAGTGCTTCATCGCGGAAAACCAATATGGTCAGGTAGATACAAACTATCGCGTCTATAAGATGACCCTTCGGCAGATTTCCCAGAAGTTCGGATGGGAGAAGATGTGCAAGGTTGAGCCAAACTTCAAGAAAGACTATGAGTCGAACATGCATGCAGAGCGGGAAGTTCTTCATGCCGTCTATCCTCGTGAGGACTACCACCCTGGGCGCGTGGACGCAAAGGGTAAAAAGTGGGAATCGGTTTGGGTATACCGTAAGGGAGGGAAAATCCTTACCGTTTCAGGATCGGTAGCATCTATTGCCGGGGCTGATACGCAGGTAGCCAGTGAGGGAGGATACGATACAAGACCAATCATCACATGGCGCTGGAGGAAGAACGACGACGAAATCTACGGGCGCGGTCCGGCTCATGATGCTTGGGTATCTATTGCCCTCGATAATCAGATGGGAAGAACCAATCTGGTAACGGCACAACGCGCAGCCGAGCCTCCACTTGTAGCCGCTTCCGATTTGAGAAATTCAATTCAGCGTGGTCCGAATGGAATCACGTACATTGAAAGAAACCGTGGAGACATTCGTCTTTCCATGCCTCAGCCGCTCCATACCGGAGTCCAGAGTCTTCCGTTCAATGTGGAGTTTCAGGATCGCCTGAAGGCGACCATCAATTCCTATTTCCATACTGACGTGTTCATGATGATGTCTCAACTTGCAAATGCTGGAAAGACTGAGCGCATGGTCACCGAGCAGATTATGGAATTGCAGGGAGAGAAGGCGGCAATTCTAGGAACTCGGGTAGGCAACCTTCAAGCAGAAGCGTTCAACCCTCTCATAGAGCGGGTCTACTCCATAGAAGCGGCTGCTGGACGTATCCCAGATCCTCCAGACATTCTGATGGAGACTCAGCACAACGGTGTGGAAGTCCAGTACCTCGGACCGCTCTCTCAGGCTCAGACAAGGCTCACAAAGGTTAGGTCGATTCAATCCGGACTGCAACTCGTAACATCCATTGCTCAGTTGAACCCGACTTCAGTCGATATGGTGGATTACGATCAGGCGGCGAAGGAAGCTCTTGAAGCCGTCTCGTTCCCGGCCACATGCCTCCGTGATTCAAAGCAGGTTACCGCGATTCGCCAGCAAAGAAACCAGATTCAAGGTCAGGAGCGCATGGCTGATACGGTTCCCAAGCTCGCCAAGGCCGCAGCTTCCATATCGAGGGCACCGGAGTCCGGCTCGATCCTCAAACAATTGATGGGAGGAGACGATGCCGGAACCCAGTGAGCTTGACCAACTTTATCGAAACATATTTTCGTCGTCTGAAGGGCTTACTGTCTTGGGTGACATATTGACAAAAGGTCACTATGGATTAACACTTGATGGTGAAAACAGAGATCAGATAGCGGAGTATAATTTCGCTTTGATGATCGCAACCAGAGCCGGGGTTTTCGATAATCTGTATCGTCAACTTGGACTCGTAAAGGAGAAAAATGGCAGCGAACCCACCTTACTATGATCAGGTGATGTGGCCCGGTGGAGATGGAATTCGAGTTCCCACTGAGGTTTTTGGAAGTGAAGGACGGGGAACTCCTGGGGCGACTATTGCTGTTCTCAAGGACGTTGCACACAACTACGGTGCCGCCCATGCGGACTGGAACCTAAGCCCAGATGAAACCGCTGGGTCTGTCTACTCAGTAACCAGCGCGAACGGAGCGGCCAATGCCGTCTTCCCGGCCTACATCCCGGGAAAGATTTTCGTCGTTAACAACGGTTCCGGGCAGGCCGTCACATTCAAGGTGACCGGCAAGACTGGTATCGCCGTGGCGAATGGCAAGGCAGCTCAGTTGTTTATGGACCCCGTTGCTCTTGACGTTCAACGCTCCAACGCAGACACGACACCGACCGTGTAGGGGTAATATATGGCTGGAACGGGTAAAAGTGGCGGTAAGGTTTCTCCGGCTGCTTTGGGCCGGGGCGATTATCAGGATGAGTTGCGCTCCAACTTCACTCGGTGGGCTGGGAAAAAGACTCCGTACCCGAAGTCTGACATGCCTCCTGCGAAGGTTCTCTTCAAGAAGAATTCTTGACGTACTGAATCGAAAGTGCTTAACTTGCAAATGAGGTAAGAAATGCCAGAAGAAGTCGCACCTGTAACGGAGTCTTTGGGATGGAGAGCTGGTCTAACAGGCGATCTCCAAAAGAACGAAACCTTTACGTCTTTCAAGGGTGTCAGCGATCTCGCTACTGACTACCTTTCAAAGTCAACGAAGGTTACCGAACTGGAGGGAAAGCTCAACGACTATGTTCCCAAACTACCGGATAACGCGACGGATGCGGAACGGAATCTGTACTTTGATGCCCTTGGCAGGCCGAAATCTGCTGACGAGTACAAGCTCGGCGGCGATGGCAAAAATGCCGTTCAGTGGGATGCGCAGTGGAAGCAGAATTTTCACTCTCTCGGCTTGACCCAAAGTCAGGCTGCTGGTTTGGATGGGATGATCAACACGTCTTTGCAGGCCGTGGTGGATGCCCACAATGCCAAGCTACAGGGTGAATACAAGACTGCGGAGACGGCTCTCAAGACGGAATGGGGCAGCAAGTACGATACCAACGTGGAACTAGCCAAGAGACTTTACAGCAAGCACCTTGGTAGCGAGTTCGATAAGGACTTTGCGGCTGGAACCGATGCGACCAGACTTTCGACGATTAAGATGCTGGTGAAGATGGCAAGTTTGACTGGTGAAGACAATTCTCCGCAGTCAACACAGCGTCCAACGTCAAATGGAGTCAACAATCCCTATCCGAAGAGCAACATGCCTCCGGCTAGGAACACATCGTTTTCTATGTAAAGAGGACCGCAAATGGCAGACGTACAGCAGCTTCCTTGGACTACATTCGGTGACATTGTGAACAACTATGCCACCATCGACGCGAATTCGCCATGGGTGAATGTTGCGCGAGTTCTCGACCGGACCACTCCGCTTCTGAGCGTTTTGCCAATGGTCCCATCCAACCAGATCATGTCCAACATCGCAACGCGCACCGACTCTTTGCCGGTTGCCTCCACACGGCGCTGGAATGCCTTCGCAACTCCCACGGCGTCGAAGAACACGCCTCTCAATGACGGCATCATGAACCTCGAAGACTACTCCGAGGTTGATAAGCAGATGTGCGCCATTCAGAACAATCCGACGGCGTGGCGCATGGATCAGGATGCCAACCATATCGAAGGCATTCGCCAGAAGGCCGAGTCCTTGTTCTGGTACGGCAGCTTGGCGCAGGACGCTGGTGCGATCAACGGCCTTGCAACTCGGTTCAATAACCTGTCCTCGTATCCCAATGGCGATACATCTTGGCAACCGAATGTTCTCAGCAACGGCGGCTCTGGATCGGTAACGAGCATCTGGGCGATTGAGTTCGGTCCGCAGAAGGTATACGGCATCTATCCTCCCAACATGCCAGGCGGGTTGATGGTGGAAGACCTTGGCGAGATCACCAAACAGGGATCGACTGCCAATGCCACCAATGGCAATCCGGTAACGAACGGCTACATGCAGATGTACCTTACTCACTTGCATTGGATGTTTGGTTTGCAGATCGCTGACGAGCGATGTGTGCAGCGTATCGCCAACGTTAACCCGACCATCCTGTCCAGCCCCGGAAACTTTGATGAGAACGTGCTCATCGACGCTCTGGAGTTCTTGCCTGGCGGCGGAAATGCTCCCGGAACGGTTATCTTTGTGAACCGCGCTATGTCGGCTCAGATCAATATCCGCTCTACATCGCAGAAGCTCAACGCCTACTACACGCAAGACCCGGCCAGCGGTGACGTGTTTGGTAGTCGCAGGATTACCCGTTTCCAGGGCATTCCTATTCTGATTGCTGAAAAGCTTCTCAACACCGAAACCGCCGTGAGCTAAGGAGAGAAAAATGCCTCAGACTGATGCAATTCAATGGCTTCATGGGTCGCCTTCAGCGCCCTCGAACATCTTTTCGAGCACTACTCAGGAGTCGGACAGTGAGCTTGACTTTGGTGCCCCGGCTACGGGTGGAAGCTATCCTTATCTGCCTGAATTTCCTTCGCTTACGGAGAAGGGGTATACCTTTCCTCCTGAGGTAGTCGGGAATGGAGGCGTCGAGATGGGCGTCCATCTGGTGATTTCGACCGCAGTTGTCCCCGGATCAATGACGTCCGGAACTGTCAACGTACAATCGGCAGCCACAACCAACGCAACCACCGTCATTGCAAGCAGGACGTTCACTCTTGCCCAGCTTGCGGTTGCCGGTGCGCACTATTTCATTCCAGTCAGTGGTCCTGCCATCCTTGAGTTCTTGAGGTGCCAGTTCGCTGGTGCGGCTGCCGGTGCGACTTCTGGCACCGGCGTTGCATGGTTCGGCCCGAAAACCGGAGGGGAGCAATAGATGATTGTTGAAGCACTTTGTCTCCACGATGCTTTCGATAACGCTAAGAGCTTTTACTACGAGCAGGGTAAGAAATACTCTATCGACACTGAAAGCGAAATCGCCAGCATGACCATTCGTCCCCTGTCTTCGGGAAAGGTAGACCCGAAGACAGGGGAAATTAAATCGGCTCCAGTTGCTCGGAAGCCGATGCCTGTGTTCGAGTTTGACCGCGCCGCCCCTCTTGGGTCTACTGGAAACGGAGTTCCGAACGACTATACCTGCAAGAAGTGCTGGAAGGACTGCAAGTCTCTTAATGGGCTTGGGACTCATAACCGTCAGAACCATCCACCCGAAGTGTTCAAAGACGGCACAGAGGAAGAGGAGATCGCCCATCTACCGGATGAACGGAAGAAGAAGGGAAAGACCTTCACTTGCAAGACGTGCGGAGAAGTCCTTCCTAATCTATGGGGGCTTCGAGTCCACAACAAGACCCACGAAGCAAAGGTTGAGGCCGAGACCACTGTCCCGGCGTAGGGGGCAGGGTGTCTGCATATAGTGCTGCAAGTATTTCGAATCTTGCCCTCGGACGCATAGGCGCTCGGGGGCAGATTGTTGACCTGAATGAGAACAGTCCTAATGCCGTCAAATGTTTGGCGGTATGGGACGCAATTTTTTCTGAAGTATTATCGGAGCGCGACTGGAAGTTTGCTAAAACACGACAGCAGCTTCAACTATCTCCAGTCACTCCTCTCTACACATGGCATCATGCCTGGGCACTGCCGACCGATTTTCTCCGCTTTGTCCGTCCTCGCCGCCGCGCTTCGTGCCATGACGACTTCTTTTGGAACTATGGTGCAGAGGGTGGGTGGGGATGGTACAACCGTCAAGACCCTCCGTTCTGGCCTTCAGGCTACGATTACCGCGTAGAGACGCTTACGGCGGGATGGGATTTCTCTGTCACGCCTCCTGTTCCCTATCCCCTTCCCTTTCCAACCGGCAAATACGTTCTCACCAATTACAGCGGCCACAACAGCGGCGGTCCTCATCTTCCAGCTGCAATCACCTACATCCAACTCATCACTGACTATTCGCAGTTGATGCCGGGATTTGTGAATTGCCTCGTATGGCGACTTGCTCAAGAACTGTCGATCAATATCACTGAGGACAAGAGCAAATGGCAGATCGCGCGTGACGAGTATAGAGATAGCCTGAACTCCGCTGAGGCTCAAAATGAAACCAGCGATTTCGAGCATGATGAAGACGGAAGCGACTCCTGGGAGCGTGCAGGACGCTGGACCGAAAGGTTGCGGTGATGCCGAAAACCTACCCTGTGAGGAATTCGTTTAATGCGGGAGAGGTCTCGGAATTAATAAATTTCCGCGACGACATACAGAAGTTTTCGTCATCTTGCCGGATTCTAGAGAATGCTGTTCCGCTAGTCGAAGGCGGGGCTAAGAAGATGCCGGGAACCTACTTCGCCGGGTCTACAGCCAACGGTGGATCGATGTTCACCGGGGCAATATCCGGAACGGTTCTTACTGTCTACTCTGTAAACTACGGAGTAATACAACCAAATCAATCGCTATCTGGCGCGGGAGTCACGGCTGGCACAATAGTTCTCGGATGGGCAAGTGTAACGGGAGCTATATCTGGGACCACTCTTACTGTGACTGCTGTAGCTTCTGGATCGCTTCAGGTGGGCAAGATAATCACCGGCACGGGCGTTACGGATGGTACGGTCATCACGGCCCTTGGCACAGGCACAGGGGGCACCGGAACTTATACCGTCAATAACTCGCAATCTGTCCCGAGTGAGGCATTGCAGGTGGGCGGCACAGGGACTGGCGGCGTGGGTACCTATACGATCACTCCTACGCAGACGGTTGCTAGTGAGCAGATGCAGACGGATAGCAGCGGGAAAAGCAGGCTAGCTGCGTTTCAATTCTCAACTAACCAGGGGGCGATACTCGAATTCTCTGCTGGAATTGTGCGCGTGTGGGAAGGTGCTAATCAGGGAAGCTGGTCACTCGGCTTGGCCTTGAAAATACCTTCTGGAGCGAATGATTACGATCCATCAATATCCTATGTCGCAGGAAATGAGGTATTAGTAGGGCCTGTTTGCGCAGTTTCTTATAGGTCAGGGGCCTCTAGTAGTTTTGGGCTTTATATCACGGCTCCCTATGGAACTACAAACGCTATTACGGTTCCTATCCTTGTTGGAATAAATTCTAGCGATACACTTCTCGTGGGAGTCAGTGGTGTGTCTCCCAATCGAGGTATTGTTATCGATTTGGCTAATGCCACTGCCACTAAAAATTCCGCAAGTCTTATTCAGACTGCTATTCGAGCCTTGGGCTCTCTCAATTCTCCAAGCAACAATTATGTGGACCTATCAGCATGGACGGTTACTCCATCTCCTGGTTATTATGCATCGCCATGGATAGCCCTCCCTTCTGCGGTCACAGGATTGTGGTACAGCACAAACTCTCTGGCAATTTGCGTGGCGGACAATCAGTTCAATGAGTTTCCTTACGCTGGGGATGTTTTATCGTCTAGTGCAGGTTTGATTCGAAATACTGCGTACTGGGTCGATCCTGCATCGACCGTGGAGCCTCCGATTGAACTCGTAACTCCATATCTTGAATCCGATCTGTTCGCTCTCGATTGCAGCACTCAGAGCGCAGATGTTTTGTGGGTATTCCATCCCAACTATCCCCCTGCTGTGATTGAGCGACTGAGCGCGAACCTGTGGCAGTACAGCCTCTCACTTCCCGGCCAGCAAACAGGGGAATCTGCATACCGTGGGACGCTGGACGTGGTGAAGACTGGATACTCTGCTCTCGGACAAAACATCAGCCTCATCTCGCAAGCCAACCCATGCACGGTAGTTCTGGCAAGCTCCAGTTCATCTCAACCGTTCAAAGTGGGCGACCGGATCTATATCAATCTTGGGGCTGGTCTTGTCGAACTGAATGAGGGAGAGTTTCTTGTAGCCTCTATCGCTTACGGGTCGGTTTCAATTCGAGTAGTCAACTCGTCGGGAACTGCTTCGAATGTGACTGCAACGGGATGGTATATGACTCTTACAGATCCCGATGCCAGCGTGACAATTGATTCGACAAGTTATTTGCAATACACAGGAGGAGCGTTTGCGGTAAAGGTCGTATCCATGTTCGCGGCGACGGGAGATTATCCGGCGTGTGGAACGCTCTATCAGGAGAGGTTATGCGTCGGCGGAACAGATAATAATCCGACACAGATTAACGGGTCGGTAGAGGATGATTACCCAGACTTTATTTCTGATTCAAACGAGGACGACTACGCGATTCAGTACAAACTGGTTTCCAACCAAGTCAATCAGTTGCTCAACATGATAGGAACTCCCAACGCACTTTTGGCCGGAACGTCTGGAGGAGTGTGGGTGATTCAAGGATCGAGTGGATCATCCTCGTCTCTCAGCCAGACAAACGTAAGTGCTGCGATTCAGTCATCTCTTGGGGTAAGCAAGTTGCAGCCTCAGCTTGTGAATGGTTCAGCAATCTTCGTTTCAAGATCAACAAGGATTGTTACATTCCTTCTCTATAACTGGAATTCGAACATATGGGAGAATATCGACCTAACCAGACTCAATCGGAGCATCACGATAGGTTCAAGTGAGGATACTTCAGGGATTGCTCAGACGGCATTTCAGATGGAGCCTTATCCGATCTTCTGGGCGGTGCGGAATGATGGTCAGTTGCTTGGTTTGGTATTCAACACTCAAGATCAAGTGTTTGGATGGTTCCGAATCAACATGACGGCAGAGAACGGATACATTGAGTCTGCTGCGGTCATAACCGGATCAGGACAAGAGGATCAACTCGTAGTAGTTGTTCGGCGCACGGTCAATGGAGTGATTCAAAGGTACGTTGAATACTTCATGCCGCAAGAGATATTCGGGCAACTTTCCAACGCCTTCCTTGTTCATTCCGGCCAGCAGTTGCAAGGCGTAGGGCCTTTTGAAATCACTGGAATCACGAACGCCAATCCTCCAGTGGTTACGGCCCTAGGGCACACTTTCACAAACGGCATGACTGTACATATCGCGCAAGTAGTGGGTATGGTGAGTCCGACTGGTCAAGAGATCAATCAAGACGCGACAGAAGCGTATACCGTAACAGGAGTATCGGGAGATACCTTTGAGTTGCAGGGCATGGACACGTCAACATGGACACCATATGTAAGCGGTGGTTCTGCATCGCAGGTATTCAATCAGGTAACAGGTATGAGCTATCTGATGGGTAATACTGTGGTTGCCGTTGGAGATGGAGCACTCATTCTTGAGCCTACCGTGGTCACTTCCGACGTGGTGAAGTTCGATTATTACTTCAACCTCATCACCATCGGAATACCCTATGACACGACCATCCAGCCGACAAATCCTGTGCTGAGTTCGCAGGGGGCTACTACGCGTGGAATGCCGCAGAAGTTGAACAGAATGACGCTCTCCCTGTATCAGTCGATGGGAGGTCAGTACGGAACCGACCTTGACCACATGTACGACATCACCTATGGGCCAGGAACGAAGTTAAAAACTCCCGCGATGAGCACAGGTGAATTCACTCGCGACATAGATTGCGACTGGACAGAAGAGAGTACATTCATTATCAGGCAGAGCGATCCTTTGCCGTTTACACTAAGAGGTATAGTGTTTAGGATGAGTGCTTCCCAAGATTGAGGGTAAAGATGGCTGGAAGTATTTCGGCAACGACTGCAACGCTGATAGCTGGTGGGGCGTCCTCTGCCCTTACGGGGGTGTCGAAGTACGAGCAGGGCCAGAAACAGAAGCAGGCATACGACTATAATGCCTCCGTCACTCTCCAGAACACGTCCAATAAGGTTGTTGCCAATCAGCAAAACTTCTCACAGCGTATAGGCCGTCAGGCTACCGCATACGCTGGGGCCGGAGTAGACATCACATCCGGTTCTCCGCTTCTCATCATGGCGGCTACAGCGGCACGTGGAGGAGAGCAGGGAGAGATGATCGAGGAATCTGGGCAGTCCGAAGCGAATCTGCAAAGGTACTACGGCAAGATGGCGGCTTTCAGCGGAATCACTGGAGGCATCGGCTCGTTCCTGAGTGGCATCACTTCCGATCTTTCATCTTACGAGAAACTGAAGAGCAACCCCAAACCATCAGTGCCAGGCTTGGGAGAAGGGATTGAAGGCTGATGCCCCGTATCCCTGACGTTCCGACGCTCGAACCCGTCAATGCCCCGATGATGTCACCACAAGAGTCATCTCGTGGGGCGGCTGCTGTCTCTCAGCTTGGAGAAGATGCTCAAGGGGCCGCTCTTTCCGCGTTCGATCTTGAAATGTACATCAAGAAAGCACAGCAGCATGTTGACGATCAAGCAGCGAAGAATGAACTCGCTCAGGTCTTTGCCAACACAAAGAATCAGTTGGATAAGACTCAAAACTCGCGTGACGTGGAAGGTGTCATCCAGAGTGGAAATGAGACTTTAAACGATGTTTCAAAGCGATGGTCAAACTCACCAGCGGCAATCCAGATTCAACAAAACGCCGATTCCCTAAGGCCAGACCTTAGCCGCATCGGTACTGTCCGGCAAGTAGACCTAATGGTGAAGGAGTTCAAGATAACCATCGATAAGCAAGCAGAGGTTCTCGCGGGCTCCTACGCGCAGGATAGGGCATCTGGTGGGTCTGGAGACATGGAATTGGGAGCATTCTCTACAGCAATACAGGGAGGCGTGGAAACTGGCCTTGTAGGAAAGGTAGAGGCCGAGGAATACGTCCGCCAGTTCCGGCAAAAGGGGCAAGAACTCCAGATTAAGAATGCCATCACAAATGCTAGCCCTGAAGTGAACACGAAGATTTACGAGGACATCGACAAGCATCGCGATATGTTCCCGGACGTAACGCAGGAGCAGTTGGATGTTCTCAAGGGGCAAGCTCTATCCGCATTCGAGGCACACACAAAGCAGAAGGACTGGGCTGAAGGGCAGATGGCTCTAAAGACTCAACTCGTTCCTAAGATCAACCAGTTCACGAATCCTGCAACTGGAAAGTTTGATGAGGGCGCGGCGCTGAAGGATAATGCGGATCGTATGGCGAAAGGCGAGATAACGGAAACACAGTCTGGCGTCCTGGCGCAGGGTTTTGCATCGCATGAGGCTCAGTTGAATGTTGGCTACAAGCAGCAGGCCGAGAAAACCAAAAACGACATTGTTGACCTATTCCACAAGCGGAAGTATGCCGAGGCTACTTCCGCTTTGGAGCAGCACAAGCTAGACCCTGAATTTCAGGACATGTATGAGGGGTTAACAAAGTACGGAGATTCGATGCGACGCGAAGATCGAGCCGAGTACAGAGCGGAACGATCCTTCCAGATGGAGCAGGAGCAGGACAACAGCAACCGCACATTCTCTTCTCTGTTAAGTGATATGGCGCATGGAAAAATTTATACCGACGCTCAACTTATGGGATTGGCATCTGGGAATGGTTCTGTGAAGTCTG